CATTTAATTCAGATATGTTAAAAACTATCCTCCAGGCTAATAAAGATATGGATGGGGGTAAATTATATTTAAGTACTATGGGGCTTATGAGGTTACAATTTTCAAATAATGGAATTTCTAGTGACTATTTTATGGTTCGTCGCGCAGAAACATCCTTTTAATATATGTATATTCAACAAAACCACAACTTTAGGGAGCAAGTTTTGTTAAGTTTAACCCGCTGATCTTCGGACAGCATAAATTTTATTAATGATATGAGTACATTATTTAACGAGACATACGTCTCACCATTTGATTTATTGTTTAGAGACTTTTTTAAGTCTGAACTAGACTTCCAACCGGCTATCAATGCCAAAATCACCCACCCTGTAGACATTTTAGAGACAGAAGACGGACTGCATTTCGAAATTGCATGTACCGGTCTTACTAAAAAGGACATCGAGATCAATGTTGAAGGAGACATTCTAAGAATTTCTTACAACAAAGGTGAAGATAACATACCAGAAGGCACTTGGATCCATAGAGGGATTGCAAGGCGTTCTTTCAATTTAGGTTATAAGATTGCTTCAAAGTTCAGCTTAGCCAACGCTGATGCTGAGATGAATGATGGATTGTTAAAGATTACAATCCCTTACGCTGATGAAGCAAAACCAAAAGTTTTAAAAATTAAGTAACTAAATGCTCCCTAAAGTTTGGTTTACTGAATAAGGATTCGTATATTCACGTTATAAAATATAAAAAAATGAGTTATACTATTATTAAAGACCCGGTACTAGGGCAATTTCACATTTCTAAAGATGCCTACTGCTATACAGTAGTTGAAACCATCACTCCTGATGAAAAGAACCTTGAAAAGGGATCTAAAGGGAAAAATTATGAAAAGCCTGTAGGTCATTACGGTAAACTATCACACGCATTAGCTAAAATAGCTAAGTTTAAAACTGATAGAAAACCTGAATATACCTCAGTTATGTCTTATATTAAAGAATACGAAAAAGAAAGAGAATTAATGAATGAATTATTAAACAAAATCGGAATATGAAATTAGAAGCAATGTTCGATGCGGTTATCGTAAAACCGTTTGAAGAAGAAGAAACAATGTACGGTAACATTGTTGTCCCTGATCTTGGGAAAGACAGAAACGAAAAGGGGACAGTTATAGCTGTAGGCCCTGGTAAACCAACCATTACTGGAGAATTCATCAGTACAACGGTTCAAGTAGGAGATGTAGTAATTTTACCTACTATGGGATTCACAAAACTTGAATACGATAGTGAAGAATACTTTATTGGTCCTGAAAATCAAATTTTAGCAAAAATCAAAAACGAAAAATAGTATGCCTGTAGACATGAGAAAACAAGTCACTCTAGGGAGTGAAGCGAGAGAAAAACTTATGGAGGGAATCGACATCTTAGCGGATGCCGTAGTATCTACCATGGGTCCTAATGGACGTAATGTCTTAATCGAAAATAATGGAGCTTGGCCTCTATCAACTAAGGATGGAGTAACAGTTGCTGAATCTATTTGGGTAGATGGTCATATTCAAGACACGGGTGCTCAGATGGTAAAGCAAGCATCTGTAAAAACTGCTAAAAAAGCAGGTGATGGTACAACTACTTCTACTTTATTGGCACGTGAGATGGTTAAAGCCGGATTGCAACACCTCAATAATGGAGAAAATGCAGTTGAAATTAAAAGAGGTATTGATGCTGCTGTTAAGCAAGTAATCCAAATCCTTCAATCAAACTCAGAAGATATTTCATCTGAAGAACAACTAGAACAAGTTGCTACAATCTCAGCTAATAATGATGTTGAAATTGGTAAATTGATTGCTACTGCTATTGAAAAGGTAGGTCGTGATGGTGTGGTTCATATTGAAGAAAGCAAATCAGGTGAGACATATCTTGAAACAGTAGAAGGAATGCAGTTTGACAGAGGATACAAGTCCCACTTCTTTGTTACGGATAATGCTTCAATGACCTGTAATTTGGAAGATGTTTATATCTTGATTGCTGATCATAGATTTACTCAAGTTAAAGAACTACTCCCAGTCCTAGAAGGAGTATCAGCAACTAACAAATCATTATTGATCATTGCAGAAGATGTTGATAACGAAGCACTTGCAACCCTAATTGTAAACAAAGCACGTGGTACTCTAAAAGTAGCTGCTGTTAAAGCTCCTGATTTCGGTGATCGTCGTAAACTTATTCTAGAAGATATTGCTACATTAACTGGTGGTCAGGTATTTGACAAGGATAAAGGAATGAAACTTGATAAATTCAGTTGGGATTGGTTTGGTCAAGCTCGTGCTATTACCATTGATAAAGAACAAACAACTATTGTTGATGGTAAAGGTAGTGAAGAAGCTATTAATAACCGTGTTGCTGATCTTCAATCTCAAATTGATAAATCAACAACCCCATATGCCACAGAACAACTTCAAAACCGTTTAGCTAAAATGGTAGGTGGTGTTTCTATTATCCACGTTGGTGGTGCTACTGAAACTGAAATGTTGGAGAAAAAAGATCGTGTTGACGATGCTTTAAATGCTACTAAAGCTGCTCTTGAAGAAGGGATTGTTCCTGGTGGTGGTGCTGCTTTACTATATGCTCGTGAAGGTATTGAAACTATAAACAGTATTGGTTCTCAGATTGTATATAAAGCTTGTGGTAAACCATTTGAACAGATTCTAGTTAATGCTGGGTACGGTGTTGTAGATGCTCAAATGATTGGAAAATATCAACTAATAGACTCCGGTAATGGTGTTTGGGCTGGTTATGATCTTAAATCAGAAAAGGTTGTTAACATGAAGGATGCTGGTATTATTGATCCCACCAAAGTAACTCGTTCAGCGTTGGAAAATGCAGCATCAGTTGCAGGTACAATTCTACTTACAGAATGTGTGATCTCAACCCATCCAGAATCTAAAGGTAATTCCGCAGATGGTTCTATGACCACTTCAATGCCTATGATGTAATATGGAAACAAAAGTTATTGAACACAATGAACTTATTGCCACTAGAGTGCCACCTGGAGACAGGTGGACTCTTGTTGGTGATCCTAAAAAAGAAGTTTTTAAAACTCTAACAGATGCTTTAGAAGCATTTCTGCAAGAAACAGGTTTTAAAGGAGCTTATAGGTTGGATCCAATGGATAGTAAATTATATGCTATTCAGGCCCATGAAGAAGAGATTAAGAAAGAAGAACCCAAAATGTATTCATTATATGGGGAATTTAGACAGGGAATTTAATTTGGATTATCTAAAAATAATTCGTATATTTAAGTAAATAAAAAGTTATGAATCACAAACATAGTCTCCTTGTTGAGAAATACCGACCAGTTAATTTATCAAATTATGTTGGAAATGAACATATCAAAAAGACAATTTCTCAGTATCTAGCTAATAATGATATTCAAAATCTAATATTCTATGGACCCGCTGGAACAGGGAAAACAACTCTTGCTAAGCTCATTGTTAAAAATCTCGATTGTGATTTTCTTTATATTAATGCCTCGGATGAACGTGGCATTGAAACGATTAGGGATAAAGTATCAGGATTTGCGTCAGCGGCTAGCTTTAAATCTATTAAAGTGGTCATTTTGGATGAAGCTGATTTTCTTACTATCCAAGCGCAAGCTTCGCTCCGTAATGTTATCGAAACTTTCTCGCGTACGACAAGGTTTATTTTAACTTGTAACTATGTAGAACGTATTATTGATCCACTTCAATCACGTTGTCAAACACTTAAAATAGTACCCCCATCAAAACAAGATATAGCATACCATCTTATTGATGTATTTAAAGAAGAGAAAGTTGATTGTAGTGCTGATGATTTGAAAAGCATTATTAACCAATACTACCCAGATATTCGTAAAATGCTTAATACTATTCAATTATCGATCCAAGGTGATGAGGTAGTAGTAGATAAATCAGTACTTGTATCATCTAATTATATGTCACAGGTAATTAAAGAATTAAAGAATGCTAAACCGAATTGGAGAAATATTAGACAGATTATCGCTAATGCAAATATTAATGATTTTGAGGAATTCTATCGTTATTTGTATGATAATGCTTCTGTATACGCAGATGGAAATGAAGGAATGGTTGCTGTTTACATCAACGAGTATAGCTATCAGTCTAATTTCCGTATTGATAAAGAGATTAATGCAATGGCGCTCATCTCAAAACTAATAGAATTAAAATAATAAATAAATAAATAAACAAATGGAACAACAAAACCCACAACTCAACATTGATTTGAAAAGTACAACATCAGTTGAAACCCCTGAAGGGAACAAAGTATTTAGTCAAGGTGTTTTACTTCGTAAAGTATCTAAATTTGTAGTAGGAGCTGATGAAGATGCAGTTATGCCAATTCCTGTATTTTATGATCCAGCAACCGGAAAAATCTTAGAAAGTACTATTCCAGTTGAACTACGAGAAGAATACAAGAATGACGTTATTTGATTGGTTAAATGAGATAACTGTCAAAAAGACATCCCCTGAGGAATTTTCACAAGAATCGTGGGATAAATGGAATTCTTACATGATACATAGATATTTATCTATGAATATGGATTACATTGATATTGTAAATTATGTTCAAAAGATAAATCCACAAAGTAAGAAACAAATTTATTCCATTTACCGAGAAATGATACCAAAAAAGAAACTCTGGCTTAAGTACATTAAAAACGAAAACAAGAAAAATTATCAAGAATTAGCAGAATACATTGCTGAGTATTTTGAATGCTCTCTAGGAGAAGCAGATCATTATATTGATATTATACCTAAGTCAATTGAGGGAATTTTATGGGAAATGGGGGTTTCTGAAGAAGAAGCACAAAAGTTAATTAAAAAAGCAAAGTTATGAGCCGATTAAAAGAAATGCTTTACACCTCAGCTATTGCTGATAAAGCTAAAGCATTATTAACTCTAGAATTACTAGAAACCCATCCTGCGGGTATTGGAGATCACTCAACAGAGGATTTCTATAAAAACGCTGAAGAAGCACTTGCTATGTTAGCTGATGCTGATGATCGTTTAGAAGCGATTGAAAAATATTTAAACAAAAAACAAGTTATATAAAATGTCAGAACCAGTTGTAGAATATGAAATTAATGGTATAAATAAAACCGTTAATGATTTTGAAAGATTATACCCAGAATTAGCAGAGGAATTTCAAGCAGTTCAAAAAGAACAGTATGAATTATTTGCTGCTAAGATGTTAGATTATGGTTTATCTAATATTTCTTTAGGTTCAAATTTAGATACTAAAGAAGATAGAGATTTATCACTTACGGGGATTTGGTTACGTTGTAATGATAAAATCAATCGTTTGAAAAATATGTTAAAACGTAAAGGTCACAATTACGTTGTTAATGAACCAATGATTGATAGTTTTATTGATATCGCTAATTACGGGATTATAGCAATGCTCGTACTTAGAGGAAAATGGAAATAAGTTTTGGCTAAAAAGAAGATACCACAAGTAGTAAAGGATATACAAAGAAACCCTCCTATCCCTGTTGATTTTGCATATGAGAAAAATGTTTCATATTCTCAAGCATCCATGTATTGGCAATGTCCTAAAAAATGGGCATTGAATTACAGGGATGGGCATAAGGTAATTGAACAGTCTATCCATATGACATTCGGTACAGCCCTACACGAAACACTCCAGATGTACTTAGATGTTATGTATAACGAAAGTGGTGCTTCAGCTGATAGAATAGATTTAGAAGAAGACTTTGAAAACCGGTTAAGAGATGAGTATAAAAAAGCTTATAAGAAAAATAAAGGTGAACATTTTGCTGATTCACAAACACTTCAAGAATTCTATTCCGACGGAATTGAAATTATAAATTACCTTAAAAAGAATAGAGGTAAATATTTTTCAAAACGTGGGTGGTGGTTAGTTGGATGTGAGGTACCTATTGTATTGGCGCCTAATCCGCGTTTACCACGTGTTAAATACATGGGGTTTTTGGATGTCGTGTTATATAATGAGAACACAGAAAAATTCACTATTATAGACATAAAAACATCAACCCGTGGTTGGAATGATAAAGCAAAAAAGGATAAACTAAAACAATTCCAGCTAGTCTTATATAAAAAATTCTTCTCGGAACAATACAATATCCCAATTGATAATATTGATATTGAATTCTTCATTGTAAAGAGGAAATTATATGAGTCTGAAGATTTTGTAATAAAAAGAATCCAACAATTCAAACCCCCATCAGGGAAAACATCAGTAAATAAAGCAACTAAAATGCTTACTGAATTTTTAGATAATTGTTTTACTAAAGAAGGTTTTAGTGAAAAGGAAATGCCTGAAACTATTAATAATAATTGTAAATGGTGTCCTTTCTTTAAAACTCATTTATGTAAATCAACTTTCCAAGAATCCTGATATATGTATAGACAAAAATAATTAAGATTATGGCAAACAGAGACATGACATTAACAAGCGTAAAAATTCAAAGCGACTTGTTCGAAAATTTTAAAATTGAGTGTGTAAAACGTAAGTTTTCTTTTCAAAAGCTTGCTGATCGAGCAATTCATTTGTATCTTACAGATGAAGAATTTAGAAAGCAAGTTACATCTCATACGGATTTAACAATAGAAGAGTAAATTAAAAAATTTTATGGTAAAAGAAGGTTACATTAAAAAAGAAGATAGAAAAAAAATTCTACTTCTTACGGATGATATTCGTGTTCATTCCGGAGTTGCACAAATTGGTCGTGAGATGGTATTAAATACCTGTCATAGATACAATTGGGTTCAAATAGCAGGAGC